CCGCCAACACTTCCGGCCATTGGCCGGTCAGTGTTCCTATAGCCCGTTTAGCCACACTGTTAGCAAACCCTTTAGAGGGTGGCAAACCGTGGGCATGGGCCGCATTTAAAACCGCACCCCTAACAATCCGCATCATGCGATACTGTTGCGGAAGTGCCCTTTTCCACAGAGTGGCCACGTTTCACCTCCAGCATTTTTATGATTGTGTGACCGTTTGAAGACACGATCAATTCCAAACTACGCTTCAATTCCTGGGTAAACGGAACCTCGTGCCAATATTCCGGTCTCGGATAGTAGACCCCCAACAAAGAAGCTAACTGTAACGTAGCTTGGTAACGATCTTCCTCTTCTACTATTCTGCCAAATACTGCCGAACGGGCAGGATTCCAATATTTTATCAACTGTTCACGGGTCATTTCTGCCTCGCCTCTAGTATTTTCACCACGGTTTTACCGTTTGGGCCTTTTATCAGCTCGAGTTGATGTTTTATCTTATCAGTCAAAACAAAGTCAGCCGTGTAATTGAGTGTGGGGTATGAGATGCCAAGCAGCGCAGCTAGCTTCTGTGAGGCTTCATACCAATGTCCTTCTGGTTCCCCACCCCACACTACTTTTCTAGCCGGAAGCCAGTAATTGTTAATCTCGTGCCCCGTCATCAAAGCCTCTCCTCATGCCTTAACCGTACTAGCTCTTTCTGAACTATTTTCACGTCCCCCTTAGACGCGGTGCCATTGCGGCATTTGGCCCTGAGCCAGCAAAGCTCGTTTAGCCAATAATACCGCAATCTGAAATAGTCATTTGGTCTGCGTACTGGTTGGGTAACTAGCTGTTTACGCATCCTCATTTTCTTGATCTCCGTTTGGAAGATTCGGCCAATAATTGCTAGCCGACATCAATATTGAGTCGACCACGAAGGACCCAAGTGCATAGTTTTGCGATATGCAAAGGGTTATCTTATCTTCATCATTTCGACCGCCTGCAACATACAGCCTAGCCAAACCCATGCTTCTCTCGGATTCCGTCTGGTTGTAGGTAATGATGCAATCAGCATGGGCTATTTTGCTCCATGCCTCGGCCACATGGCCGCTTCCTACGTTCTTGGCTTTCTCGGATAAGCGATTGCCTTGGCTGACCACGGCTAATGCCAAGTTGCGCTCTACCGCAATGCCTCGAAGGTCCTTGTAGACCGCATCTATGGCAAGCCGATAATTGTCCTTGTCCAGCTTCATCAAATCAGGGTAGTCAACGATGAGCAGATCAGGTACAAAACACTCAGAAGAATTAAGGCTATCCAAGTAGCCTTCCAATTGCCTGACAGTAAGAGACCCAGTAGGAAACTGCTTGACAAATATATTACTAAGAAGCCGGGATCCAAATTGGTCAATTTTCTGCTCCAGTTTCTCACGAATATCAGGGTCACCCAGTGACAGTTTGGGGTAGACTTCAGCTTCGTCAAAGCCGGTAAGGCGACCTAGCTGATCCCGTTCAAACTTGGTGACAATGGCCTTGTCGGGCCGCTTGGACATGGCAAACAGGGCCTGCATGTAGCGCTGTGCCGATCTATCTTCAGACATTTCAAGGGTTATGTGCACAACCCGAAGTCTGTGCACGATGGCCATCTTGGCCAATTGGATCAGCATCCAGGTCTTGCCGCGTTTTGCCGCAGCTATGTAAAGCCACAGTTCTTTCCGGGTTGGCCCAAACCCCCGTTTATCAAACTCTGGTATCCCGGTGGGGAAGCAGCTTGTGCCCTGGTCCAGGAATTCAAGTACTCTGTCCTTATCGGACAACCGAAGCCCAGGATCAAACACGGTTGCTGCCTGAACCGTGGCCGTCTTGATTAGACGTTCTGCCTCTTCAAGGGATTCATCGGTGTCCCGTTGAAGGGCTTTGGCTAGATCAATGGCCACTGAACGGAGTGACTGGCGTTTGATGTAGAGCCCTAGCTGGCTCATTGCATACTCAGCATTGACCATTTCTCGCTGGTCTCTAATGCTGGTCAGGATGTCAGTGTAAAGGGTGGATTCACTGCCCTTTTTTGAATCCAACTTATCAGCCATAAGATCAGCTATGTGATCTTTTGGAGCTCTCTTGTAGCGGTCTACATACTCATAGATGCGCCGTGCAATTTCACGGAATGGGCCACCCCACCACTCAACCTCAACCAGGTTGCGGATAGAACCACAATGCTTGTCGTCGTAGGCGAGCAGACAAATCAGGTTTTCCTGTACTGCTGATAAGCTTACTGACACAGGAAAACCTTATTTATTGGGCAGGCACCGAACATTAAAAGTAGCGGGCTTATAGCCGTGATCGATAATGCCCTTGGCAACAATGGATTTGCAATTAGCCACCGAAGTTGCATGAATCTTAAATTCAATAACCCTGCCTTGAAGCGGGCAGCTAGTAGCTGTCAAACAACCTAAAAGAACTAGAAATTCCATTATCAGGGCTCCCGTGCAAGTAGATAGGACGCACCACACTGACGTTTACATGAAACCTTCAAATTTCCATTATCGTCCACCATCCCATTATCCCATTGATGGCAGCATCCGGCCTGTTGAGGAGAGTTCCAGAAATTGAAAAATCTACGGATCAGTTGAATTAGCGCTTCGATCATGAAAACTGTCTCAAAATAACCTCGCCCATACCTGATCTGAGATAGCCCGGAAAAGCGTTTTCCAGCAGTTCCGGAATACGGCTCATGTTACTGATTACCATACCCACTGACGCCGTGACGTTTCTTTCTTTTAGGTCAGTAATAATCAGCCCGTACAGGAATTGTAAAAAGGCCAATTGTGACAGTTTGTTGTCATCCCAACCGGCAAAGTGTGAATCTAGGTATTTTACCAGCTCTGGCACCCGTTTATTGAATATTTGCCCGGCCTTGGTACCCATGAGGGTTTGATAGGCCATTGAAAGGCCTAGGGCGGTCACCAATGCGTCAAACGCTGGGCCGCCCCCTTGAGCCGCATTGGCTGGCACAAGCCCCAGCAAGTGCCCCGCTAGGGCATGAACGGCCTCTAAGTCCGCCTGCTTGAGTTTTGGCAGGGCCGCCAATATTTCATCTTTAGTCATTTCTTGTTGAGCCAGATCAAGAAGTGAGCCATCCCAAACCCAATCGCAAACACAGCCCCCGCGATGAATGCAACTTCATTGCTACTGATCATTTGCATTCCTTCCTGAGGGTCTTATAGAGCGGATAGTTGGAAAGGGCTGTTTCCAGCTCCATCAGACGGTGCACCAAGATGCGCTGTCGGCCCGCTTCCATATTGATAATGGCTGGCCTGCTCATCTTAAGTGCGTCAGCCAGCTCTTGTTGGGTCATACCGAGGTTTTGGCGTCTCTCAGCTACTAGCTCCCCCAATATCTTGTAGATGTTTTTCTTCAAGTGTCTCTCCCTGCTGTCGTAGTTGTAGGATTTTTATGATTGCGTGGCCGTTTGGGCCGTTTATCAGCTCCAGTGTGTTTTTTAGCTCGTCTGTTAATTCAGTGTCGCGCCATTTTCCTGGATAGGAATAATTAAGGCCGAGCAAGCCCCCTAACGTTTTGGCACCACCATAAGCGGGGTCTAAATCTTCATCAGGTAATATTGACGCAACCCGGCATCTGGCAGGTTTCCAGTATCGGTTGCCCTCTGCCTCAGTCATTTTTAATCCCCTTCTTTGCCTGATAGGCCTTCAAGATGGTAACCGCATGTGGACCTACCAAAAGCCCTAACAAGTTCTTTGTCGCGGCATCCATAGGCTTGTCTAGTTCTGCCGTCTGACCTTGCCATGTGCTGAAAATTGGGTAACCCAGCAACCTTTCCATGTCACGATAGGGACGATACTGATCAGCATTGTCACTTACCCGAACAAGGCCTAATTTCAGGAAATTGTACACCGCTGGCCGGTAATATCCTGCGAATTCCTCAGTGGTCATGGTGACTCCTGATTGCTCATGTGTTTGGCTTTGTAGGCTTCGCGCATGGTTGCGGCGTGTGGCCCAGTTAAAGTGCGTAATAGATTCTTAACTCCCGGATCAAAATCCTCATAGATGGAGTCTAGCATCACAATGTTGGCAGTTGGGTTCCTGACCACTTCATGCACTAACACTCTGTGGTGCTTATATCGCAAATTATAGGTTTTACAGATGTGGGTGGCTACGTTGTAGCAATCAGAAAACAACCTAGAGGAAGACACTATCAGGTTTACCTTTTTCTTCCTCCAGGATTTGAACTCTAACCCTTGCAAATGGCAATTGGCATATTCTATGAATTGGGATTCTTTGTAGCCCAATGCCATAAGCGCGGCCTCAATCGGTGCCTCGGTATAAACCAAGAAATCAACATCGGTTAGCAGGCTTGGGGGGTTACACACATAGCGTGATCCCGCAGGGCTTATCTCAACATCCGGAAACTGCCACCTCAACATGGCCAATCTGGGCCTAATAGTCAGCCAATAGATAAAATCCTGCCAAAGCTTCATTCTGGTTTGTTCCTTATTTCAAGGATGGCAAAGATAGTTCTGCCGTTGGGGCCAATTAATTTGGCAAGTAAATCTTCAACGGCAGCGGGGACATATAGCGGCCAAGGCTCACTTGGATTACTGCTTGCCTCACGGAGATAAGATTGACACTTATAGGATTCCTCCAAGCTGTACTGATTGGTGCCTCTGATTCTTTCTCTTGCCTCACAATACCAGCACATGGCCTAATCTCCGTGCTTGATCAGATAGGCCCGCAGCAGCGCCTCCCCATGCGGCCCTGCAAACAGCTTATACAATTCAGGCCGCGTATTGAGGGCTAGTTCCAGATTGGTCTTTTCAGTTTGGGTAAGTTTTGTGGTCATTGGGGCCATTTTCTGGCACAGAGGGCAAGTACAGCCACCGAACATGCTCATTTAGGTTTTTCCTTTCCTGATTCTGTAGATTTGAAGAAGTGTGTGGCCATTAGGCCCCGCCAACCTCTCCAAGAACCCTCTATCTTCAGCAATTAAGTGATGCAACTCGTCCTCGGTTAACCCCAAATCCCTGGTTACTAGGCACCAAACGCACTCACATCCATATACAAATTTGGGTATTTCTTTATCTGGATTCATTTGGGTCCGTGTCCAAGGTTGATGAGATATGCCAGAACCAATGGAAGTGCGTAGCCATCTGCGCCTGCCAAACCTTTCCGGTTCAGAAATTCAGCAATGGAATCTTCCAGCTCCTGGTTTAGTTCTATCCCAGGGATTGCACGTAGTTTGGTGCACAACACACAAACACATGGCTTATAACCTTCTTTAGTTCTCATTTTATTTCAGACCTTTCCGTCTAAGAACCAAATCTTGGTATTTCTTCTGTTTAGAAGCCTTTATCCAGCCTAATTTCTGCTTCTGACGGTTCTTATAGCGTGGAGATTGTTTAAATTTCTTAATTGGATCATGTTTAGCCAGCCATTGTTCGGTTAATGCCTTCATTTCCTGTTTTTTCATTAGAAATACCCAGAAACAGCAGAGAACATTGATATATAGCATGAACAACGGTGAGGGAATAGCTTTAGCTAGGGACTTCTTAGTAGAACAGAAATCCCTAGAGCAGAAGCTAATACGGCATGAACAACGGAGCCGGGTTGATGGTTCAAGAACATTACACTTCCTAGGAAGTGGCCGGGGTCTGGCTGGCGGCATGTCTCGCACTGGCGCTGGCGTGTGCTACTTCCAAGAACCATCGTGGAAGTAACTGCCTGAAGGACGGGGCAACCCGGAGCCTTCTCCTGGCAACTGGCGCTTCACAGCGCGAAGCCTTGAGTTTTACTGACGGATGCCCTTCCGCGCTTGCACCCACGGTCTTGCCCATGGTGTCGGCTCATACAACGAGCTGGCTATGGCCAGCATATTTGCTTCAGAAGGCTCTGGACGTGCGCCGAAGGTTGGGTTATTCAATCCCTAGCTGCGGCAGCAGCGAATTCCAGAATCTTGCTCTGAACAAGTATTCTGACAGGCCGCTCCGGTTCACGCTGGGGCGGCCTTTTTCCTTTGTAACTGACAAATTCAAAGATTTCAAACAGTTCTTATTTGAACTAGTCAGATGCTAATGTAGGCCTCTTGGGAGGCCTCAATGACCGACTCGCGTCCGTCATATTCATCTATCCTGAATGGACCGGAAACTTCGTAGACTTGGAGTTGGCCTGCCCCGCCCAAGTAGGGATCTTTGACCCCAAACTTCTCCTTCGATTCTTTGAGGAATCGAACGAGTGCCGGATGCTTCTTTTTAGCTTCAGGATTTAACTTTTCGCCCCGTTCTAAGGCGTCAATTATGGGCTGATAGGTCAATGCCCATTTGATGAATTCCTGGCTACCACTCATCCAAGTCGACCATCCAGCACCGTAGCCCGGCGAATACAAAATCTTGGTCATTTCTAGCTCCTCTTATTTGACGTGAATGGCCTTCCACGCCTTAATGATGGTCTCGTAGTATGGGCCAGCAAGAAGTTCCATCTTCCGCTTTACTTCTTCATTAGGCAGTTCAACAAGGGTACGTCCGACATCAGCCCATTTTAGCGCTTGCGGATTGGCACCCAAGAAGTAGGTAAGCCCGTTTGCATTACCGGATAGCCCACCCCACGAAACATAACCACAGGCTATTCCCCAAGCTTTATCCCAATT